TGCCCTCCCTGTCCGATATGCGGACGAAATGAGATGCGTTGTTATGGCAAGCGTCGCCATGGCTCCATGGTTACGCGTTTCTACGGCTGCCAACACTGTCAATACACGGACGTGTGGGTCGAATCCGCAGATGGGAGACATGGCTACTGGCGTAAACTGAGAAACAGTCCAACAAACCCTTGAGCTTCACCCCCTTCTTCATGCTACGCTCCTGACCAAACTTAGGAGCGTTTTTCATGCACTATACCGAAGCTCGTTGGTCCGGGAAATGGCCGAACTTCACCCCGAAGGAGATCGCCTGCAAATGCTGCGGGGAGATCGTCGTGGACGAGGCGAGCATGGACGCGCTCCAGCGGCTCCGCGACATGTGGGGCGAGCCCCTCGTCATCAACTGCGGTCACCGCTGCTTCAGGCACAACAAGGAAGTGGGCGGGGTCGCGCATTCGCAGCATCTGACCCTCGCCTTTGATGTCCGTATGCCGAAAGAGCGGCATGAGGCATTCATCAAGCTGGCCCGTGAGTGCGGGTTCCGGGGCATCGGCCACCGCGACTACGAGAACTTCGTGCACCTCGATATGGGGCCGGAACGGGAGTGGTGATGAATATCGAACGCATCGCCTGCGCCGTCTTTGCCTTGGCCTGCCTTGCTCTCGGCGTGTTGGCGTCCATCGTGACGGAGCAACGGGATCTTGCCCGGCAAGACGCCGTAACATGGGAGGAAAGCGCAAAGCGAAACCGTGCCGCGCTCGAGGACATGACGGCGGCCCATGCCAAACTTCAAGAAAGCCTTGAAGAACGCGAAGGGAAGCTGGCGGCGTTGGAACAGGATCGGGAACGGCAGCGCGTGAAGCTGCGGGAGGCCATGCGCAATGACAGGCAGACTGGCGATTGGGGCGGCACTGTGCTGCCTCCTGCCGTTGACGGGCTGCTCAGGTAAGCCGATGGCGACCATGCCCGTCATAATCCGGCAGGATGCCCCGGCGTACCTGATGGCGGAAACGCCCACCCCCCTGTGGAACGGCGTGACGAATGCCGATCTGCTCGGCTACGCGCTGGATCTGCGGCAGGCGCTCGGCGCGTGCAATGCGGACAAGGCGGCGATACGGGCCGCAGCCGGGAAGGAATGATGATGCAGCCGCCCGCCCCGATGGAGGGGCTTGCCTATTACACGCAAAGCCTGCTGGCCTTGTGGCCTGAGAAGGCCGTCATAGGTTCGTGCGTCGCGGGTACCGTCTCGCTGTTCGGCGGGGACGCCTATCTGCTGTGGATGCTTGGGGCCATGCTGGTGGCCGACTTTGCCTTTGGGCTGGCGGACGCCGTGCGGCGCAGGCATTTCCGTTGCCGGATGCTGGCGCACGGGGCGCTCAAGTTCCCGGCCTACTGCCTTTACTTGCTGATTGTCGGCGTGGTCAACGCCAGCCTGTCGCGGTCTTTCGGCGGGTTCGACATGCCGTTGCTGAATCTTTTCATTGCCTACCTGATCATTACGGACGCCGTATCCGTCATTGCCCACATGCAGCGGCTTGGCATCCCCGTGCCGGACCTGTTGCGGCGGGTGCTTCTCCGCAGCAAGCGGAAGGTGGAGCGGCGGGTGGATGAGGCCGTGGGCGGGGACGACGATGCCCCCTAGACCGCTCAAAGTATGCCGCCATGCCGGATGCCATGAACTTACCCGCGATCCGTCCGGCTACTGCCCGAAGCACAAGGACGCGGCGGAAGCGCGGGCGAGGAAGTGGAAGGCCGAGCAGGACAGCCAGAGGGAGAGCGCATACCGGCGCGGGTACGGGGCTCGGTGGCGGAAGCTGCGGGCGCAGATCCTTATGGATGAACCGTTGTGCCGGGAGTGCCGCAAGGCCGGGCGCATCGTGCCGGCGACGGATGTTGACCACATCGTGGCCAGAGCCGACGGCGGGACGGACGACAGGAGCAACCTGCAACCCCTCTGTCATGCCTGCCACAGCCGCAAGACCGTCCGGGAGAACGGCGGGCGTGCGGTGACACGATGAGGGGGGGGATCAAATGTTTGGTGCTGCCACCGGAAGACCGCATAGGGCAGGCGGATTTTTGTTCGTGCAAAATGGGGGGAGGGGGTCAACCGGGATATGGCGGGACGTAAACCGTTGCCGACGCATTTGAAAATGGTTCGCGGGACGCTGCAGAAATGCCGGATGAACCCGGATGAGCCAACCCCGGACCCGGAAATCCCCGACGCGCCGCCGCACCTGTCGCCGGAAGCGCGGGAGGAATGGGAACGGCTGGCGCTCGAACTGTATGAACTCGGCATCCTGTCCACCATCGACCGGGCGGCACTGGCGGCCTACTGCCAGGCCTATGGACGGTGGGTTGAGGCGGAAGAGCAGCTCCGCAACATCGACGGCACCATGAAGCTCACGGAAACGACCTCAAACGGCAATATCATCCAGAACCCTCTGGTGGGTATCGCCAACAAGTCGCTGGAACTGATGCACAAGTATTTGACCGAGTTCGGCATGTCCCCGAGCAGCCGTACCCGTGTCAGCGCAAAGAAAAAGACGGGCGAGAAAAAGGGCTTCGCGGCCCTGTAGGAAACACCATGGCAAAGGAACCGACATATCCCCACGTTGAAGCCGCGCTTCGGTACGCCCGCGATGTTGTCGCCGGGCGGATTTTGGCGTGCCAGTGGGTGATCCTCGCCTGCAAGCGCCAGCTCGACGATCTGGGAAGGTGGGACGGCGTTGACGGCGCTCCGTATTTCTTTGACCGCGCCGCCGCCGAGCGGGTGATCAAGTTTGAGGAGATGATGCCCCACGTCAAAGGGGAATGGGCGCGCAAGCGCATGACCCTGAAACTTGAGCCGTGGCAGAAGTTCATCCTCTCCACGCTGTTCGGCTGGAAGCGCGCCAAGGACGGGCTGCGGAGATTCCGGGAAGCCTATATTGAAGTGCCGCGCAAGAACGGCAAGTCCTGCTTCGTGGCTCCGATGGGCCTTTACATGCTCGTTGCGGACGGCGAAGAGGGCGCGGAAGTGTACTCCGGCGCCACTACGGAAAAACAGGCGTGGGAAGTGTACGGCCCCGCGCAGATCATGGCCAAGCGCGCCGAAGGCTTCATGGAGCACTACGGCGTGGACGTCCGCGCCAAGAATATGAACCTCATCGGTTCCGCGTCCAGATTCGAGCCGTTGATCGGGGACCCCGGCGACGGCGCGTCGCCGCACTGCGCCATCGTTGACGAATACCACGAGCACGACAGCCCGCGCCTGTACGATACCATGATCACCGGCATGGGCGCACGCCGCCAGCCTTTGATCATCGTCATCACCACGGCGGGCTTCAACCTTGGCGGCCCCTGCTATGACATGCGGCTCCGCGCCGGGAAGGTTCTTGATCGCACGCTTCAGGATGAGGAACTGTTTGCCATCGTTTACACCATCGACGCCGAGGACGACTGGAAGAGCCCCGAGGCACTGCGGAAGGCGAACCCGAATTTCGGTGTTTCCGTCATGGAAGACTACCTGCTGGCGCAGCAGTTGAAGGCCATCCAGAACCCCTCGAAGCAGAACACGTTCAAGACCAAGCACCTGAACGTGTGGTGCAACGCCCGCGCCGCCGCCTTCAACATGACGAACTGGGAGAAGTGCGCCGAGCCCGGCCTGTCGCGGGAACGCTTCGCCGGGAAACCCAGTTTCATGGGCCTTGACCTCGCCAGCAAGGGCGATTTGAACGCCGTTGTATACCTCTTTCCGGAAGACGGCGGGACGTATGCGCTGTTTGCCGATTTTTTCCTGCCCGAAGACGCGCTTGAATCCACCCAGAATGCGGACATCTACCGGGGGTGGGCTTCCGAAGGCTGGATCACGCTCACCCCCGGCGGGATGGTCGATTACGACACCATTGAGGAACATATCCTTGAGCAGGCCAAGCGTTTTGAGGTGCGGGAGTGCCCCTATGACCCGTATCAGGCGGCGCAGCTTGTGACGCATCTGGCGGATTCAGGCCTGACGATGGTGGAGTTCGGGGCCACGGTGAAGAACTTCTCCGATCCCTTCAAGACGTTGATCGCGTTGGTGGATGCCGGGAAAATCCGTCATGACGGCAATCCCGTCCTGACGTGGTGCATGTCGAACACGGTCTGTTTCACGGACGCCAAGGACAACATCTATCCCCGGAAAGACCGTTACGAATACAAGATCGACGGCGCGGTGGCCGCGATCATGGCGCTTGGTCGGGCGCAGGCCGTGCCGGAAGAAGGATCCGGCGCTGTCATCACGCAAGGTTTCGTTGACCTGTGGGGGAACCTGTAATGGCGGGCATGAGAAGGAATCC